TAAAAATCCTGTTATTGGATTAAACACAAATGCTTTAAATCCTCTGTCGTTTAAACTTGTAACAGGCAGTACTTCAGGTTCGCCTATCATAGGATCACAAGTTATTAAACTCCAGTCCAAAGGTATTTTAACATTTTTATCTCCAATTTTAAGTATTGCTGCTGGTGCATTAAAACTTTCTAAAAATACTAGCGGAACAAAAATATAATCAGCATCTTTAGGATTGCTGTAGTCAAGAACACAATATCTTATATCTTCAATTTCTTCTGGCACCATATCTAAATTGTATGCTGTATTATCTACTGTAAGTATTTTTGTCATTTATAATCCACTTTCTCTATATGAAACGGATATTTTGCTTCTCTATAGAATTTCTTTCTTTCTGTTAAATGTCTTTTGCTAAATTTTGCACTTGATGTAATATCCCAGATTTGCACATGATCCTTGTCTTGTGCTTTACGTATTCCCCGTCCTATTGACTGGATAACACGGACAAAACTTTTGCCAGGCTCAACCAGCACAAGATTAAATATACGAGGAATGTTAATACCGACAGCCGCAACTCCGTAGGTTGCCACAATGATTTTATTGTTTGCTTCGCTGACTTCATCATACTCATCTTTTCTATCCTTGCTTTTCATTGATCCACTGATAAACACAGTGTCATCGCCTAGTCTTTCTAACAATCCTTCACCTGCTTTGATACGGTCAACCAACACCAATGTGTTTCCACCTTGTGCAAGTTTAGCAATTAGTTCACTCATATAGTCCAAACGTTCTTTGTTGGTTGTCAAATATGTGAGTTCGCTTTGATAATCACCGTATGATACAGTATCTTGTAATTGTAATACGTTAACTTCACAGTTGGCTAGTACACCCATGTCTTGCAGTTCATGTGCGCTCAAACTGTTGGTCACTTCGCCCAAGCTCACTTCCAAGCTCAAACGTTCGTGATCTGCTTTGGGTATTGTGCCTGTAAGCCCCCAGCGAATTGGAATATTGCTGAATGCTCCAGTAAGCAGTTTTTTAAGGACATCTGCTTTGGCTTGGTGAACTTCGTCCACCATAACACACACAACCCCCTCTGCAAAATGGTGCAATCCTTCGTCCGCTAGTCCATCACGGAATCTTTTTTCGAGGACGTTCAAACTCTGCCAAGTACATATGGTATGAGTTCTCCCTAGTTCTTTTCTATCACCGAAGTAAACACCTACATCTAGTCCCAAGTTGATGTAGTCAGCTTCTGTTTGAGTGACCAAATCCTTGTTTGGAACGATAACAATAGTGCGACCATAATTTTCGCACATATAACTCAATGCCGCAGTAATCAGTGTTTTACCCGCACCAGTTGCAATCTCCTGCAAGCACTGTGGCGTTTGCAAGAACTTGTTGATGACCTCCACTTGATAGTCTCTGAGTACAATTGGTTCACCTGAGGCTGGATGTTTACTGGGCCAGACCCTGTCACTGAACAGATCTTCGGTTACCAAATCCCACTTGAGATCGTGTGGTTGTCTGTGATCCTCTATATCAATACTATAGCCTTCTTCATCAAGTATGGGCAAAATATGAGGCAGGCAATTTATAAATGTACTACCTCCCATGGTAAAGTAACCCACGCACCCATCCCAACGTCCTAGTTTATATGCCGGTACATGATATGCATAAGGCAAAAAGAACTTGAGTTTCTTTTCTAATTTTCGACGAGTAGTCAACCCAAGTCCTTCAAACTTGCAGTTAACCTCATCTTTGAGGATCAGTTTTGTTTTCATGTTTTAATAATACGCTCAGTTGTAGATTTTGTCAATACCCAGGCAAGCTAGCTTTGGCTTGTAGATTGTTAGCGTGGTTTTCCATTCGTTGTAATTGTATTTTAAGTTCACCAATCTCTTCTTTTAATCGTGCTATCTCTTTATCCTTGACCTGAAGTTCTTCAAGTCCTCTATACCCGTATTCAGTATAGCCTTGATTTGTGTTTTCTATCACACTTGCATGTATATAACCCTCAGACATCCACTTTCTCCTACTACATATTACTTATAAAATAAAGGGACTAGTAAGAAGTCTTACTAGTCCCTAGGTGCCTAACTGATGTGAGTGAGAGTGACGCAGACAGAGGAGTACATCAGTTAGTATTGGTAACCATTATTATGAGTGAGTTTGGTTACCAAATTCTTTTAAACACGTTTCATACAAGTTGACTCTGCATAAGCCTTCCATTTGTTAACATTCATCTTACGCAAATCTGCAATTTTAAGAACCATACGCAAACTCATTTCACGCAACCGATTCTTGTTTGTGTAGATATATTCCATAAGATCCTTTTCTTCTTCTTTACCAAAATTGTATTCATTGAGCATACCATCAGCAACAATTTGTTTACACCGTAAAAACTTGTCACGCATTGTATCCAGTGTCAAGTCCAAGTAGTGACAACGACTCATAATCGCATCAAGGTGATCTTTGAGTTTACCACGTGTCCGTTCAAACTTTACGTTAGTGATAAAGATGATCGAACCTTTAAAATCAAATTGATCAGGAACACCATTGTTAGCAAGTGCTCGGCTTTCACTGCGCCAGCTTAGTGTTCGTTTTTTACCACTGTCCAGTGCCGCTTTGAGCAAGTTCAAACTAAGCTCGTCATACAGCACACTATCACAGTCGTCTAACACTAGCACACTACCATCAGCACTGTAATCGTACAGCAACTGATACAAACCAATTGGAGTTGCGGCACCTTTTTCTACACCAAACTTACGAGTTGTACTGCCACTCATTTTTAGCATAATGCCAGCATCTTTGAGTACTTTCTCAACTCCAAAACTTTTACCAACGCCCGGAGGTCCGGTAACAACCATGCCGCGAACCACCCCGTCACATGACGCATATGTCATGTCTTCGAGGATCTGAAAACGCTCCCGCAACCGTTCGATGACCTGTTCATCTGTTTCAGGTTGGGCGGCTTGGCCTGAAACAACATTCTCTCCTTCTTCCAAGTAGTCAAATTCACTTTCATTGACTACCTTAATCCGAATGGATCGATCCGGGAAGCCAGGTACTGCACTACCATCTACAGTAATAAAGTTACCTGTTTTGCCTTGTTTGTATTCTTTTACCAAAGGAAATACAACATCCTTAACATTCAAATTACGATATGTACCGTTTGCGATACGAACTTCAGTTGCTGTCTGCATAGTTTCTCACTCCTATTTTTACAACCTACATATTAATAATAGCATCTTTGTTTATGCTGTCAACCTTTTTATTACTCTATTTTCACATAATTGAACACAGTTTCTTTACAATTTGAGAATTTACTCACATCATGTGTTTTGACTTTTCCTGTCATAATCACGTCTCTGCCTTCTAAAATTCCAGCAATATCTGGCTCACGATTAAAGAAGAACTTGACAATATTTCCTTGTGTGGTCAAACAGGTCACCAAGTGAATGCTGTACTTGGCAATAAATTTTACATCTTGTATGTGAGCTGGAAAACGCATACGCTCTCCAATCTTACCAACAAACTCGCTGGTTTTACGATGCTCATCAAAGAACGTATCCAATCCTTGACGCTTTTGCAACACACGGAAACTGTTGGGCAAACTAGCAAGAACTGCTACACCAAAACCGTCTGTATATTCACTGCCTATAGAATTGAGAACACTTTGTTCAAAATCATTGATTGTGCCCATCATTTTTTTGGCAATCAATTCATGTTGAAACTCGTCAACAATTTTATCAGCTTGAGCAACAGTGTCTTCACTGATAGCAGGCATTTCTTCTGCGCCTTGCATGTAATTTAGGATTTGTGTTTTGTTATCATTCACACGCTTGTCAGCTTCCCAATCATGGTAGCCAAAACCACTTTTAATAAAGCCTTGTGCTTTATCAACTTCGATAGCAAGTTCCAATACTTGACGAGTATTGTATGTAACCTTTTGACGAGCCATGTTCTTGTCCTCTGTTTTCTTTTCAACTTACTATTTTATAATAGCATCAATATGTCTTATGTCAAGAGATTTATTGCTAAACTTATCAAAATAATTGTAAGAACAGGATGTCTAATAGGCCAAGTCCAAAGTCTTTTATAGCTTGATTTTCTTGGCTGATTATAATTACTGGTGAGTAAATCATACTCAGCTTCATATATATCTATATCATTTTTCATTGAAAACTCTATTTTGGCATAGGTGGAGGGACTCGAACCCCCGACACTCGGTTTTGGAGACCGATGCTCTACCAACTGAGCTACACCCATACTATGGCGGAGCGACTGGGAGTCGAACCCAGTGAGCCCTTGCAGGCTCTACAGATTAGCAATCTGCTGCATTACCGTCCTGCCCCCGCTCCGTAACTTTAATATACACTATACTGAGAATAAGTCAACCAGCTCACTGCTTATCTCCAAAATTAATCATATCTCCAGGACGAAGATCTTTTCCTAAATCATCAAATACATATTCAGGGATATGATTGTGATGACAACAAGCCACTGTGTTACACGGATATCCTATTTCTTCGTATTGTCTATTTCTTAGTTTTTCAACAAATTCGTATCGTTTTTGGCTATCGTATATTTCTTTCAATGACTGTGTATTTACATTACCCAACACAATATCGTTGTTATCATCCAAACAACAAGGATACCAATCACCATTGGGCGCAATGAATGCTTCACTTTCGACTCTATGAAACATTGGACAATCTATTTTACTTTGATCAATTTTTATTCGATCTCGATTTCTAAGAAATGTTTTACGTTCAGCCCACATCCCCGGAGACTGATGTCTAATAACAACATTATATTTTTCTAATATTTTTTTCCAACTTTGTTCAACAGCAGCAAGATTACTAAAAGGAACTGTTGCATCAGGAACTTGATCTGGACTGTCTTGCATTAGCATTTTCACTGCCGCTGTGTATTCAAATGCAGGTACTACATTAACAACAAACCATTGTTCAGGGTGCCATACTTTACGTATTTGTAAATATCGAATTACATTTTTTAATACACTTTTATAGCTGATTTTTTTAACAGCATAATAACTTTCAGCATCGTGTCCGTCGATGTTTACTTGAAATTCATCTATTAGTCGCTCTCTGAGTATTACTTCAGCAAGTTCTTTGGTCATCATACCAAAGTTACTCAACATGTTGATTTTAGTTTTTGGAAGTTTTTTTCGTGCATATCGCAAAATTTCAATGAAATCAGGATTGTAAAGTGCTTCGCCGTTTTCACCAAAATGCACAATACCAATATGATTAGGCCAATTTTCAAGTTCATCCAATATTTTAAATGCTGTTTCTTTTGGCATATCAAAGTTATGCTTGGTACCTCTGGTAGTTGGACACCATATACATTTTGCGTTACATCTATTACTTAGAGCGAGATTAACTTCAACTAACATTATTTTCTACTTGTTATAAATGCGCCTTCTGGACTATTAATAGCAGCGATCAATTCTTCCCATTGTCCTGGGCTCATTGCAACAGCTTCAATTTTTTTAGCATCTTCGTCCCACTGTCTAATAAACACAATGTCATCGAAGCTGTTAACAATTACATCTTCATGAATTCCACTATCATCTATAATAGTAATAGTTATCTCATCATGATCAAATTCAACTGTATACATTAACTAAAATGTTTTTCCAACATTTCAATACGATCACTTGCAGCCGCCATTGTATCTAATTCATGTTGAATAGCTTCTACAATATCACTGTGTTCGCCAATGCCAACACTTTGGTTCATATAAACCATGATGTTTGTTTTAGCACGTTCTAGCTCGCCTTCAGCATGCATACGTGCCGCTTTTACTAATTGTTCTTTCATACTTATCTCCTTATAATATGGTGCCCCCACACGGACTCGAACCGCGGACCTACTGATTACAAATCAGTTGCTCTACCAGCTGAGCTATAGGGGCATTTGTTAAATAAGTTACATTCTAAATTGTTAGTTGTCAACTTTTTTTCTAGTCTCTGGCAAACAGTATGCCCTAATAGGCGGATTGCCAGTATAGCCATGATTCAATTGTATTGCGGTGTGCAAACAATCGTCCAACACTGCATAATAGACTCTGTCAGTGATTTCCTCACCTAGTCGTTCAATTATTAGAACAAAATAAATTACACCAAAATCTATCATAATGATATTTATTTTAGTATATTGTGTTCCCTTAATTTACTGTGAACCCACGGGTAAAATTCTTGTGTAGCAAATTCTAGCCAGCCTTCGTGTGTTGGATGTAAATCTTTGAAATATTTGTCTGCATTTGTTTCAACACACCAATCAGCAACACCACCAGTTTGACATCTATTAGATTTATAAAAATACCAATTATCAAAATTGATTTGATCATACAGATAACGATACTGTGGATGCTTGTCAATCCTTAAAGGCAATGTATTGTAATTATCTATGTACTTGTCTACCATCCATGATTTTCTACCTTCAGGTTTATTTTCTATATCCCATATTTGAGTTTGTCCTCCCAACCCCCCTGGTGTTCCAAAATCATCTTCTGAACTATCATGCCAGATATCCTGCCAAGTGCAATTTAATAATAGTATTCCTTTTTGTTGACAATATTGTTGCAACAATAAAATACCAATCAATGTTTGTTCAAACTGTTGTGGTTTATTATAAAAATATTTTCTATAAAGAGCTGCCCATTTTTCCAAATCATGCTTACTATCATTTTTTGGATTAATATTAGTAAGACTCAATAGTCCAGACTCTTTGCTATCGTCCCAACCGTCGGTGTCTTCTCCAAACCATTTAAATGTACGATATGAGTGATAACCGTTGATGTGATCTGGATGAGCAAAATTTTCAAATCTCAGATTTTTATGATATTCGTTTGAAACTTTGTCTACAGTTAAATCTGTTCTGTCCACACTTGACCAATTGGCTATTGCAATTATAGGTTCATCTTGAGACATATCTTTATAAATTTTATCAATCTGATGAATAATACTTTGTGAAATCCATTTGTTTGATCTACCTGGCTCACCCACATGATAATTAGTCCACCACGGTGGAGAATTATACTGTTTCAACATCTCTATGGTATGAAATAAATGTTGTCTATAAGAACAACTACTGGTTACTATAATCATTTACTATACTTCTTTTACATATTTGTGGCGATCACGGAAGGACTCGAACCCTCAACCTGCTGATTAGAAGTCAGCTGCTCTATCCAGTTGAGCTACGTGACCGTCAAAAATTATACTTGCGTTGGAATCTCTCCAGTAATTGAATGCATTTTTTTAATAATATTGTCAACATGAAATTCTGTCAACCATCCTTTTACAGTGTCATGTTCACTGGTAATACCTGGCAAGTTAACTTGTTCACATGCTTTGCTATCAATTACAGCAATTTCATATGCGCCATTTTTTCCGCCATAAGAAAATTCGTGACTAACAATACTAAGATCGTATTGGTCACCGAATTTTAATACAACTTGAACACCATCATACAATGGTTGTTTTTCAAAGTC